GTCAGAAGTAAGGTAGCCTATTTGGCTAGCTCCAACAGAGTCGGACGCGGCTGAAGAGTCTATGGTTGCAAAGTCACCAAATAGTGAACCTTGCAAGCATAACTGTTGACTGCGCTTAGTATCACTAAAATTTATAGGAATAGTCTTATTCGTATTTATATACGAATATAGGCTTCTCCTAATTCCTTGTCCTATGAACATACTAAGACAAGGTTCCTTACAGATTGTTCTGTAAGTTTTTAGCGATTTAGGCACAAACAACACCTCTGACGTCGCACATTCTGGCTTACGCTGAATTAGGCAATTTCCGAATAATTCGGAACTGCCGGGCCACCATGGATACTTATCTAACTCGCCTTGATACTTCGAATCATCGTATTCGAACAACCAAGCGTACTTAGAAATAGAATCTAGGCGACACGATTCAGCAATGGCACCAGGACCATGTCCGACTTTGATGTCGTACAGGTCACAGTCCCACCTTTGTAGCCATTCCGTCCAGATTGTCTTCAATTCTGCTTTCGAATCATTTGGAATCGAAAAGCTATGACTTTTCTCAAAATCATAGTAATCCTGCGCGAGTTTACCTCGTACGGGCAGATTTTGAAGATTCAACCTGTTTAAGAAATTGAACATGGTATTGCAGATTTGGAAATTATGGACGGACCACAACTCCCAACCCATTCTCTCTGTGACTATATATACAAACGTACTATATAGTCCAAACTCAGAGCGGAGACCTTGAAAGTCTTCGATAATCGATTGCGTCCATCGACCTGTATCTATTATTTTCAATAGATCATCGGCCGCTGAGAAGCATTCATAAACCATCATTATGTCTAATTCACCAATTCTCTTTAAATCAGAGAATAATGGATTTAAGACATGAATGGCCTCTTTAAGAGTAAGCGAGAAACAATCTGCAAATAGGTTAAACCAAAGTTTTAAACCGTAGTTGCAGCGGAAAGTGTCTGCCTTATCTAAAGGCTGACCTTTCCAACACCATGTGTACGAAGCATGAAATTCAGGGATATGCATTCTTTGCTGTCCTTTCTGCAGGTTCTTCCTGCGTTAGTGAAGATATTGCTGCGTCACGCTGTATTACTGGGCGAAAGGAGATAAAATACCTTTTGCCATTTCAGTAATACGTGTGTTTGCAACGGAGCCAGTACCAAAGGCCATAGAAATATGGCGTTTGAGTGCTTCCTCCATTACAGTTGGTGACACAAGAAAGTTATCAGGGCAAACTATTGTTGTTCTGATCTGTACTGGGAGTTTTTCGTGAATGGCTAATGAGTCATTTACGCCCTGGTACGCGTGATCAGATTTTAACAATAGACGGAAACCAGAAATTGGAAGAGAACTTCCACTGGCACGAGCTGTACCTGTCGCTGCATATACGTCTTTAACGGCTTTTCGGCCAAACGTACATGTTTC